GAACGTGCCACAGAAACCCCAGTAAAAATTAATGCAATACCAATGCTATCAAGTATTGTGGGATACAAACCGAAGACAGGAAAAATTATCATCTGTATTAGAATTGCTAAAATGAAACCGCTACCAACATCAATAAGACTTTCTATTAAACTTCTCATTTTTTAAAAATTTCTTCTTTTTTACTTGTGATTTCTTTATCGTTGGAAACTGTTTCTTCATCTTCACCTTTACAAAAATCATCAAAATTGATTTGGTAGTTTGAAGTGCGGACTTGGTTATCTTGCTTCCATAATTTTTTATAATAGTTTGGTATGCCTGATTTAAGTTTCATTTATTTTTCTTCCTTATCTTTACATTCACCTGCGATTGCCATATATGCTGACCCATCTACATAAGTATCTGGTGTTGGGTTTCCAAATTTTGCTCTTGCAATTTTTAATAGTGTCATACATACTGCTACATCATGTCCTGTAATTGGTATATCAAAATAAGCTGACCATAATTTTGCAATGTTGCCATGATTAATAACTTTATCACCATAATCATCTGCTCTTGGACCAGTTATTAATTTAATAGCTGTTTCTAAATATTCTTTAGTTAAGTTTTTTGTCATCTTTCATTTCTCCTACTAATATTCTTTCGAATTCTCTCATACCAATATATGTAGCAAGTTTAGTACTATTTTTTGCAAACCACCAAACACCTTGGGCTAGTGTTAATACTTCTCTATCTTCTGCTACTAAATTAATTAATTCAATATCAATCGTTTTAGTTTTGCCTATACCTTTAGGTGTAATAACAATATAAGCTTTACCATTTTCCATTTCTGCCACTATATTATTACCAACATAATTAAACTTAATAAAATTAAAGAACCTAATATAAAAAATATAAAGAAGAATACTCTATCAACAGGTGATAATAATACATACTTTAAATATAATTTAGTTAACATTTTTTTATCATCCAATCTTTAGGAATAATTTTATTACAAAATTTAAATTTATTTTTTTGACACCATTCAGCATAAGTTGTTTTAGAACTCTTACTAATTTTAACTCGTTCATTTTGAAAACAAAAACGAATATCATGTTTAGTACTATCCCTTAACCAAAGATGTTTCTTTCTGTCTGAAAGTTTAAACCGCCCCTTTAATTCTACATATACATTAGTATTAGGAAAATACAGGTCGGGAGTATAAGCCCGAAGAATACTCGGTTGTACAAATTTTATCCTTTCGTGTTCATAAAAAAATTTAATCTTTTTATTTTTTAATTTTGATATAATTTCTTTTTCAAATTTACTACGATACTTTACCATACTTTATGCGAACTCATATTTGTATTCTTTATTATATCATCAAGCTGATTAAAAGTCAAGTCCGGATTTTTTTTAAGTTGTTTAACTACCCATTTAAAAGACCAAGCTGATAATCGTATTTGATTTTGAAATACATGGTGAGTTTGAGTTGGCATTAAACTAAATATAGTTTTCTCTGTAATTTTTTCTTTTTCTTTTTCATCATCTGGAAGTAAAGATTTTAACCATTGAACTAGAATTGTCTTTGCTCTTCTTCTTATTATTTTCATCTTTTTACTATTCAACTTAACCCCCACCAAATTAAAGCTATAGGTATAACAATATGTTCAAAAATTTCATAGAGACAAATAAAAATTAAAAGCCATGTAAAGAATATACTGGTTTTAGATTTTCGAGTAAGGTACTCAAAGATTTTTACATGCCAAGTGGTAATTTTTTGTGTTAGTTTTAATAATAATTCTTTCATTTTTTATTCATCTGACATTGGGCTAGTAATTGGTTCTAATTCATCCTGAGATTGTAACATAAATTATTTTTTTATAATCTTAACTTCATCTACTTTAGGTATCTTTACAATTTTAGTAAAATAAATATTACCACTTGCATATTTAAATGCTCGTAATCCTTTACCATCATTTGCATCTTTATGACATTCTATTTTATGAGAACAAAATACACAACCCGCAGGAAGTTTCATATTACCCGCCTTCTCATGCGGTACTGATTCATAACATTTAGGTGGTAGTTCTGGTGAATCTAACTTTTCTTTAACATTTTTAATTAAAGTTTTAATATTTGGTTTTAATAAATCATCTGGTTTATAAAGTACTAACTCACCTGTTGATTTATTGACAACAAGAAATCCACCTTGTTTTGTTTTCTCATTCTCTTCATAACCTGTAAGCTGAGTAATGTATCCGAAAGGGTCATCATCTGCAAGTGTACCATTCTGAAATTTCTTAAATGAATATGAGGAAGCAGTCTTAACATCAACAACTTCACCATTAATTTTACTATCCATATGCCCAATAATACCATCAACATTAACTTTCTTTTGTTGGTCTGTAACTTTATGTCCTGCTAATTCAGTAAGAAATAAAATAAGATGTTCAAGTAAATGTCCATATAAAAATTTTAATTGTAAAGAAGGATTTGCTTTTTCTCTCTTGACTGGTTTATGTTTGTCATACCATAGTTGTCTTAATGGTCTTCCTAGTATAGACATTCTTAATGAACTCTTATCTTGTTTAACTGGATTACTCCAGTCAATAAAAGCATCTTTAATGTTCTTTAAAAATTTATTTAATTGTTCATCTGATACTTCTAATTTTTTTCCATCCCCCAGATTTGATAATAACTTATTTATATCTGGAACTAAAGTATCAATTGTTTTAGTGTGTTTCTTTCCAGTTGTTTCCACTTTTGTACTCCCCTGTTAATGGACATCTAAGTCCTAATTTAATTCCTGCTTGTTGTATTGATTGAACTGCTAGTTGTCCTAGTTGTTCTGCTTGATTTTCTTTTACTTGATATTGAAATTCATCATGGACATTTGCTACTGGAACTGCATCAATATTATTCTTTTCAATTTTGTCTTCTAATAATACCAATGCAGTTTTCATAGCTATTGCCCCTGCCCCTTGGATGAGGGTGTTGACTGCTCCATGTTTTTTTCTGATGATGAGGTTTCTTTGGTCGATTCCTTTGAGGTATCCTTTTCTACAAGCGAGGTCCACTCTGTCTCGCAATTTTTTAAGACTTGGTAAAGATTTGAGAAATCTTTCTTTAATCTGTTTTCCATAGCTCTCAGACCTGCCACAGATACTTCCGAGCTTTTTGTTACCTGCCCCATAAATGAACGCATAGATAAATGTTTTTGCAGTATCTCTGCTTTCCAACCCTGCAAGAGTTTGATTTGTAGTGTGTATATCTCCATTAATGACTTCATTAATATACTCCTTGTTGTTCATGTAGTGAGATAATATTCTTAACTCAAGTCCACTTGCGTCTATTCCCACTAATTTATAGCCACTTGGAACTACCCATAACTCCCTGCATTCTTTACCATATGGAGAGTACACAGCAGGGATTTGAGCCATGTTGGGCGACTGATGACTCATTCTACAAGTTATTGCTCCATTAGTAATAACTCTTCCATGCACTCTCCTATCCTTATCAACTGCTTCAATCCAAGAATTAATCATTGCAATTCTTTTTTGCAGTAGAAGGAATTCGTTTATTAATTCTGCTTCTGGTATGTTTTTAATTTGTGATAAAACTTTTTCATCTACAATAACATGCCCCTTCTCTGTTTTCTTTTTAGGTTTCCAACCAAGTTTCATTAATCGTTCACCTATCTGTTGTCTTGAACCAAGATTAAATTCTTGATAGTGAACTTTAATAAATGGAACTCCCTTTACATATCCTCTTGTTTTATTATTTGATTTAGGTATAAAGGTTTCTTCAATCTTTAATGGAGGAAATGTTTCTCTAACTTTATTTTGTACATCATCTATTTTCTTTTGTAATTTAGCATGAAGTAAATGTGCTTTTTCTAAATCAAAAAGAAATCCTGTACGAACTTGCCTTTCAATAATCTCTGAAACTCTATGTTCTAAATCTATAGATTTTTGAGAGAAACCTTTACCCTGTCTTTGTAATAAGTCATAAACTTTTTGAGTTAATTTAACATCACGAATACAATAGTCAAGCATTTCTTGAGAGAACTTTGTAAAGTCTTTAAAATTTATTTTGTTATAACCAAACTTAATTCCATATGCTCTTAATGAATGACCACTTTCACGAACTGGTTTAAATAATCTTGAAAGAATTAATGTATCAGTAACTTTACCTAACTTAAATAAGTCAACTCCAATTACTTTTTTAATTACTGGTGCATCAAATCCGATTATGTTATGTCCAATAAACTCTTGATAATTCTTCGCATCATTCTGAAATTTATGGAAATCATTCTCAGTATAAGATATAATATTCCCCTTATCACATATAGTGACCAAACAAAAAATCTTGTTAGGTAATTTAAACCCATTAAGAATTTCGGTTGTTTCGATATCCAGAAATAATTTTCTGTCGCCCACTCTCGCAGTCCTTTCACTTAAAATTTATCTTCTTCTGTCTCATCACCAGTAGGTTTATCTACTTCATTTAATCTACCAGTATCTTTATCCCAATATAACCAACACGCAGGACCAGTCATACCTACAAATCTATTCTTAAGAACTCTTAATGATGTAGTATTTCTAATAGCAACATCATCATTCTGACTATCTCTTTCTAATCCAAGAACCATATCAGATAATTGTGCAATAGAACCAGACCCTCTTAATTGTGATAGTGAAGTTACTGCTCCCTCTTCATGTCCTCTACCATCTGGTCTTCTTAAGTGTGATACTATAATTAAAGCAATGTCTGTTTCTTGAACAAGTGTTCGAAGTTTAGTCATCACTTCATCAATAGCTTTTCTTTCATCACCAAATTCTTGAGAAGAAACTATCATACTTACATGGTCTAGTACAATGAACTTACAATCTAAAGCTTTCGCCATGTATCTAACTCTTGATATAATATTATCAACAGAGTTTGAACCAAAATGATTATAGAAATAAAATCTACCAGAACCTATTGTCTTATTAAAATACATTGTCTTATCTTCTTTAGATAAATTAATGTCTGGTCTTCTTAAAGGTAAGTTAGCTTCTGTCCCCATGATATCTAATGCAGTTATCTTAGGACTTTCCTCTAACATAATCATACCAATATTACTTTCAGTACTTTTAAATATATGATAAACTAACTCTTTAATGACAGAAGTTTTTCCTAGTCCAGTACCTGCGGTTATTGTAACCAACTCACCGCTACGAATACCATAAGTTAATTCATCTAAACCTTTCCATCCATAATCTATTCTTGATTTAACAACTGGTTCTAATACTTCTGAAAGTAATTGACTACCCTCAATGATACCATCTGGTGCATGTACTGGTGCATTCCACCAAGCTTTAACATACTCCTCATATTTTTTAGAACGCAATAAATCATTTGCGTCTTTATAAATTTCTGGAAGTTTAACTATCTTAACTTTCCCCGGTTGAAATAACTCTGCAACTTTTTTACTTGCGTCTCTTCCAACATCATCATTGTCAAAATTAAGTACAATATTATCAAACTTATCAAGCCAAGTATAACTTCTTTTAATATCTTTTATTGCTGACGCAACTCCATTCTTAATAGATACACAAGGATATTTTGAACCGAGCATTTGATACACACTCATGGCATCAATTTCACCCTCTGTTATTGTCACAAATTTTCCGCCATTAAATAATTGCTGACCAAACAATCCAGAACTGGATGTTGAACCTACTATTGAAAAATCTTTTGTCTTAACATATCTAGTTTTTGTTGCTAACATCTGACCTGTCTCATCATAGTATGGATAAATATGTTTTTGTATTAAGCCCCCATTGTTATAGGTAACTTTAACTCCATACTTCTTACAAGTATCACTACTAATTCCTCTATCAGTTATAGAACCAATAGAACCTGCATGATAATTAAGGTCTGTTAATTTTTGTTCATTATTAAAATCTTCTGCTGTTTGCATGTCGCCCCTTTCAAAATTTAAATTTGTCCCTGCATCTTCTGGAAAGAAAGTTGCACAAGAAAAACAATAACTACTTCCATCTTCATTAATACTTCTTGCATCACTACTTTCACAGTTAGTACAGGGGACATGAGTTTTAATAAACTTTGGTTTATCATCTTCCATTTTCGCCCCCTGTTCCATTAGTTATTTAAAATTCCTCGCTGTTACCTTCGGCAACATACCCGCCATCCGAGACATCAAAGTCTTCACCATAGGGTACGAGGTCTAGCACTTGAACTGCTTGTAAGTCCAAGCTAGTACCAGATTTACCTGCAAATTTCCAGTCAAAAGGTTTGTATAAAACTTTAACCTTCGAACCATTACCTACTAGTACATCAATAGGGTTTTTTGCAGAGTCCACTAGTCTTGGCATAGGATTTTTAGTTCCATCTGCTCTAGCGACTTTTCTTTTAAACTTAACGATATTTCCTCTATCGTCAGTCTTAACTGAGACACCCGAATCTTTGAAAGACTTTGCAGTATCTTCGTCAACTGATAAATCAATCTGATATACAGGGTCAAATGTTGTATTAGGTCTAGTAACACTAGCCCAATACGCTTTTCCTTCAACTGTTGGCATATATATAACCTCCTATTTTTATTGAAGTTTGTATTATAGCACACTTACAAACAAAATGCAAGTGTTATTTATAATTTTTTTTTAATTAAACACCATGTCTTAACTCTATTAGATATTAATATATTATTATTAATATTATAATAATAACTAT